TCAGGATCCTTTCGGTAGTGGGCGGCCGCCCCAGCGCTGACGCATTGCGCTGTCCATGCTGCCGCTGGCGAGTTCGTTCCGCATGACCTGCCGGACCATGCGGATGTTCATGTGGCCATCCTGCGGGCGCGTGACCTCTGCGGTTTCGCCGGGGAGCGGCTCAACGTTCACCTGCATGTTGACGATGGGTTGAACGGCAGAGGCCGAGACCGAATTCACGGAGGAGGAACGCGCACCCAGCACACCCCCAGCCGCGAACTTCGGGATCTTTCGCTTCTGGATCGCCTCCATGAAGTCCAACCCGTAGTAGTCGACCGCGGCGGCGGGCTGCATGAACTCGCCGCGCGACCCCCAGAACAGAAGGTTGTCCTCCGTCTTCCCGCCGGGCCCGGCCAGCTTCCCGATCGCGCGGGGCACGTCACGGAACCCTCCGCCTTTGGCGCGGCGCGGTAGCTCTCCGCCTTCGGCATAGAGACCTACCGACGCCAGGGCACTGGGGCTCGCCGAATATCCAGACGTGGAGACCGCCCCGACGCTTGGGAAGATTCCGCCCAAGAGGCTGTTCAACGCGTTCGCCAGTGTCTCCCAAATCGGGTCCATGGCTATGTCATAGATTCTGCTGAGGAAGGTACTGGCGAATTGATCCAACGCGCCCTCCCAATCACCGTGCATCAGGCTTCGCCCGAGGGAAGCCAGTTCGCCTTTCGAGACCTCAATTGCATCGCTGAGGCCTTTGGCCCCTTCTGCTCGGTCAAGCTGGTCGGCCACCATCTTCACAGCATCAGCATAGGCCTCTGGGGCGCTTGCGAAGAACCCAGCGTTGTTCAGCTCCGCCAATTCCGCAAGCTGCGCCTTGTATCGGTCGATATCGGACATTGCCCGTGTGACCCAGCTTTCCGCCGCGCTCTTCTTCTGTGCCTTGGACATGCCGGCCAGCGCACCAGAGGTGTCAGCACCGCCGGTCAGTTGCGCGATGACATCGTTTGCGTCGGCCACCTTTCCTGACACGCCGTCGATAAAGCCCTGCCCGGTCCACTCACCGATTTCACGGAAGACCTTGGAAGGCGATTGAATGCCCAGCAGGCTCTTGGCGCTGGTGATTGCGTCGGAAGCCATGTCCCCGATTGCGCCGGTCACGCCCGCCGCCTTGGCCTTGATCCCGTCAATCAGGCCCTGCACGAGGTCTTCACCCATGGCGATCATCTGGCCCGGCCACGAGGCCACCTCCGCCTTGATTGCCGCCCAGATGTCCGCGAAAGCCCCGGCGATGACTGTACCGGCCCCGGATATCGCACTGCCCATCCCATCCATGGCGACCTTCACGGCCTCAAGCACGCCGCCGCCGAGCCAGCTGAAGAACTCGCGAAATTCGTTGAAGAATTGCGACCAATCTCCCTTGAGCGCCGCAGCCAATGCGCCCGTAACCGTCTCGATGGCCCGAGCGAATAGTTCGAGGCCAAGCGATACCGCTTCAAGTCCGAGGCCCGTCAGTCTGCCGAGGCCGCTGGCCAGATCGGAAAGAGCTGCATCGCTGTCAGCGTCAGAGAATATCTGCATGAGCGATCCGATGATGCTTCGAAGGTGATCGAAGGTCGGACCAACCTGCGCCCATGCGTCTTGAATGTTAACCCACGCCGCCGATAGGCCGCTGGAAAAGCTTTCGAAGTAGCCGCCCAGCATTTCGAGCGCAGATTGCATGGGCGCGCTGTTTAGCAGCTCCTGCATCCATGGCGCTTGGGAAATCGGAGAAATGACGAAGCTGTTCCAGAAGTCCCCGAACTCGTACACCGTGGCCTTCGCGCCTTCCCATGCTCCGACCCAATCGCCGGACAGGATAGCCTGTACCGTCTGGACGCCAGCGGAAATGTACCGCTTCCACGCATCGACGGCATCTGAGACCGCCGGCGACAGGCTGCGCAGTGCTGCCTCTGCATCCCCGACCATCTCCCAGAAAAGCGCCCCGAGCGCCGCGCCCCCATCGCCGTTCAAGGCTGCCTCGATTCCGGCCATCGCCTGTCTGGCCCGGCGGCCGACATAAGCGAGGCCGTTCATCAACCCATCCACGGCGGCGCTGACGAAGCCAGCCGCGCGCGGGAAAGCGGCAGCGACACGATCCCAGTTCTGGTAGAGGTGGGCGCCAGCCGCCGCCAGCCCGGTCACAGCCGCTGCGCCCGCAATGAGCGGGGAAGCGAGCAGAACCGCACCGGCTGCAACAGCAGTGAACCCGGCTGCGATGGGTCCGAGGTTCGGCATGGCGGTAACGCCGCGCACGAGCGCCGTGACAGCCTCGACACTGGACTTGATCGCCTCGGTCAGACCTGCTTCGCCCAGGGCGAGGATAAGGCCCTCTGCGGCGCTCCTCAGCCCCAAGAAGGCTCCATCGAGGTTGTCGCTCATGTACTTTGCGAGGCGCAACGCCTCACCGGACGCGTCACGGTTCGCCTCGGTGAAATCACCGAGCATGTCGACGCTGTTCGCGAGAGAAATGAGCGATTTGCCGTGCTCCAACCCCACCAGCGCGTTGGCCGTGGCGAGGTCGATGTTGGCCGCTTCCAAATCCCGCAAGACAGGTAGCAGGCCGCGCGATGCAATATCCATGTCATCAGCGGTCAGACCGAATTCCGCCAGAGCGCCGCGCGCGTCTTTGGTGGGGTCGATCAGTCGGGACAGCACGGCGTTCAGTGCGGTGCCGCCCTGGGCCCCCTTGATGCCGGACTCAGCAAGGGCGCCTATCGCGGCCGCTGTGGTTTCCACATCCAGCCCGAGGGTTGCCGCAGCCACACCAGCCTGTTGCATCGCCGCTGCCGTCATCGCGACGGATGACGAGGATTGCGTGTGCTGCTTGGCCAGCACGTCTACGACGCGGTTGGTCTCCTCGACCCCGAGGCGGAACTGCTGGAGAATATCCGAGGTACTGTCCGCCGCCTGTTCAAGGCTCATCGAGCCGACAGCGGCAAGGTTCATGGTCCCGCTCAGCGCCTTCATGCTGTCGTCGGCGGAGTAGCCCGAAGCGGTAAGCTGGGCGAGCGCGTTCGCAGCGTCGGTCGCACTGAACTTGGTGGTGGCGCCCATCTCCTGCGCCATGTCGCGCATCGCCTGCATCTGATCGGCAGACGCCTGAGACACCGCACCAACCTCAGCCATCGCGCTCTCGAAGCCCCGCAGAGTGCTGACCGCGTTCACAGACGCCAGTGCGCCTGCGATCCCCGCGAACGCCATGCCGAAGGCCTTTCCGAGTCCGCCCGCCGCCCGCTCAGCGCGGCCCGCCGATTTGTCGAGTTTGTCCAGGTCTGTGACAGCAGAGCGAGCGCCGCGACTGTCGATCTGGATGCCAAGACGCGCTATGTCCATTGAGGAACCTCGGGGGGATTCGATTGTGAAAAGATTTGCAGCGGCGGCAATCCTGTCGGCCTCTCCGGCTCTGGCGGACTACTCCGATCACGACGGCGTCAGGATATTCAGCGAACGCCCCTGCACCGAGGTGATCGCGGAGCTGGATAGGTCATTTGATGACCTGAATGACGGCACGCGGGACGGCCTGGCACGATTGGCGCCGGCCATGGCAAAGACCGGAATGACCTTCGGCTTTCTCTTGGGCTTCGATACCGCAGAGGGCGGCCTTCAAGGCGCCGAGGAGACCACCTTGCGCAGACTGCGACTGGCCTGCGCAAGGTCACCCCAGACGCCTGCCTTAGACCTGCTCCGGGACTTCACCGACTAGGCTTGTCCTCTGCGATTTCCATCGGGGACTTGCGGAAGGGGTTGGCGCCCGAGACCAAGCCATCGCGGTAAGCCGCGCACATGGCGTGTAGCGCTTCCAGCTCGCATGGGTCCGAAACCCGGCGCGTCCCTTGCGCGAATGCGACGATCTCCGGCCAGTCCGCCGCGGCGATCCCCCGCCCGGTGACCCGGATGGGGGAAAGGACGTACATAGCTTCGATGAGGTACTCGCCACCTGTCGGCAGATCCGGTAGCGGCGGGTCTTCTCCGGCTTCGAGGTATTCATCCAGACGGCTATGCGGCAGCACCTGCACCTCGCCCTTTGGCCCCTTCACCTCGATATGTGCGTCGAGAAAACCGCGTTGGGCCGCGTAGTCCTTCAGGCGCCGGAGGTTAGTGCCAAAAAATCCTCGATCTCCGAGGAGTCCGCCGCCAACTGATTCAGCACGCTCGGGTATGCCGCGTAAAGGCTCGCGGCAGCATCATGGCTGAACGCAAGCGGCTCGCCTTCGGGGCCGGGCACGTTCTCCCACGTCATGGTGCGGTCAGCCCAGACAGCGGCGGCATTGTCTTCCTGTTGCTCGATGAACGCCTCGATTTCGGCGGCGCTCATCTTCGCCAAATTGATGCCCCCGCCGCGCTCACGCAGCAGATTGGCCGCACGCTTCCGGGCGCGATCCTTGAACGTCTCGGAGTGCGGACCATAGACCTTGATGCGAACCGGGCGCGACAGGTCGGGCTTGCCATCCTTGCCGGGCCAGTACGCAGGGCGCGAACCATCCTTGATGTGAACCCATGCGCCGTCTTCCGAAAGCGCCTTCGTGTCGGTGAATTGAAACATGGTGGTGTCCTTGATGTCGTGGATCGTGGCTTTGTGCTGGGGGCAGGCGCGCCACGATACGCCCGCCCCCTGTCCCGCGCGGGATTATGCAACCGGTTCGGTGCCTTTGACGGTGAAGTCGTTCTGCTTGAAGTTGATCGAGCCGCCCTCGTGGGTGTCCACGCCCTCCTGGTTCCCCGCGAAGGTGTGAAGGTAGCCCTGCGCGTACTGGACGGGATCACCGGGGGCGGGCGCCTTGCCGACACCCCGGCCGCCATCGGCGCCGCTGCCTTTCACCTTCTTGAGCGAGCAGGTGGTGTCGCTGCCTTCGGCGGACGCCACTGCGGCCAGCACACCTGCGGACGCGGAGGCGCCAAAATGGGCGCCGTGGAAGGTGAAGGTGCTGTCGTTGCCCGCGCCCGCGCCCTTGACGCCGCCGGCGAACCCGGTTGCGAGATCATCCACATCGACGTTCGAATGAGAAACACCGAACTGAGGGGCGGTTTGCAGGCCGGTGACCTGTTCCCAATCATTCAGCGCCTCGAACCCTGCCGCGTCGTTGGTGGCGGGCAGCGAGGGCGAAAAGAACAGCGTCCAGCCAATATTGCTGTCGGTCATTGGTTTTCTCCATGGGGAAAGACCCCGCTCGCGGGGTGGTTGGTCAGATTATTGAGAGGCCCGCGATTACCCCCGCGAGCGAATGGGGGTCTCAGAAAGTGAACCAGCCGCGAATGATGACGGGCGTGGTGTAGACCGCGCTGGAAGAACCCATGCTGTCCTGCCGGGGCGGGATTGCACCGACATGGGGTGGCTTGGTGATGGTGACCTTAGCCCCGCCGTATTCGATGACAGTGCCGGGCTTGAACCGCTCACACAGGGCCGTGACCAACGCGTCATTTTCGAATGCGAACTCTGCTGGCTCGGTCTCGACGTTCACGCTGATGGTAGGCTCAGCTTCGGTCGTGCCGGTCGTATCGAAGGTCTCCACCATGCCGACCGAGCGCTGGACGACGTAGCGCGGCAGCCCTCCGCCCGGCCCATTTGGGAGGACGATGGCGGCGCTGGTTGGCATTCCGTGCAGGTGGCTTTCCAGAACCTGCTGCCCGAGTGGAACGGTCACCTGACCGAGACCTTCATCCCGCGGCACGTCCAGTCAATCATGGCGGAGACCAGGCGCACTGCGGTACGCTCAGAAAGGACCAGCGCAGCGCACCACAGAACAGCCCGGCAAACGGCGATCCTGAATTTTGGCATGCGGACTGAAAGATGTGCGATATCAGCCATGGGCCTACCCCTTCTTGGTTACCTGAATTTCCTGGCGTTACTCAGAACATGTCCGGGGAACTTGGCCACTGCGTTCTGGCGGAAGAACCACCCCGGCTGCCCGTTGCCGCCATACTCTTTTGCTGGTCCGTGGGGGGCCGAGAACTCCGCCGTGGCGATATCTCCGAGGTCGAACCCGGCGACCACGTTCGCCACTGCGTTCTGGGGTGATGTCCCCCGGTCTCCGATACCGAACCGGAAGCTGTTGATCAGCTCGGAATCGGCCACCGGCACCTTGCCCTGCTGAACCGTGCCGCCCTTGGACACGCCCGCCGCGCCGTTGGTCATGTCGTCAACGGTGTCCTCAATGGCGCCGCGCACGATGTAGTTGGCATTCTGCTTGGCATTGCGGACCCATGAGGGGATCTGGCTGAACTTGATGGTGGCCATTCTGCCCGCCTTCCTGCAATATCCGGCGCCATGCCTCGCCGCGTCATCACCGACAAAGAATTCTACGAGCTGCTTGCCGGGTTCCACGGCGAGCTTCTGCGCGTGATCTGCGACGACCCCAAAGGCCGCGTCGAGCAGGCGACGGTCGAGGGTGTGATCGAGGTGATCAAGCAGAACACCCTCACCCGATACGAAGGCGAAGCCGGTTAGAGCGTCCCGCGCCGCCGCGCAACCGCGTCCCAAGCTGTCCGATAGGTCTCGATGCACCCACAGTTGATCCGCTCCGATGCCGGGGCGTTGGGGTCATGGGGGCGCATCATCCCGTTGCTGTAGGGCTGGTCAAACTGCACAGTTTCGCCGTTCATGGCCGCGTGATTGTCGCGCTGCCCGGGTCGCGCGGTGTGCTTCCACTTCTTGGTGATCTCTGAAGCAAGCGCATCGCCTCGGTCGATCATCTGCTGTGTACTCTCGGCCCGGCCCGCTGCCATGGCCTGATTGCCCTCCGTTCGTGCAATCCGTCGCCCACGTTCTCGAAGGAGGCCGTCAGAGTACCGCGACGTGATCCGCTCGATGTCCGCCTGCGTCAGCGTTACATCGCCACGCAGCGCTCGCACGATAGTCCGGTCGAAGCGACGGTCCCGTGTGGTGCCACTGTAGACCGTGCCGAGCGTGCCGTCGTCCTTGATCCAGAACTTGCGCTTGAGCTGCCCATTGCGCATGAGGCTGCCCACATCGTCGCCGTTCAGGGCTTCTCGCATGTCAGAGACATAGCTCGCCTCGCCCGGCGTCAGGCCGATGACGCCGCCCCGCCGCATGTTGCCCTCGATGCGCCCGACGATATCCAGAGAGATCTTGCGATAGCCCCGATTCTGCTCGATGCCGCGTGTGAAAGTGGTGCGTACCGCTTCGCGCACTGTATCGAACTCCGTTGCGACGCGCTGCGCGGCGTTCTGGTCAATCCACTGGATCACCCTGGGGTGATAGCCTTGGAAGCTGGTTTCCAGCCCCCGCACCATCCCCATGGGAGCGCTTGCGATATGGGCGGCAGCGCCCGCGCGAAAGGCCTGCTCGATAGCCTCCCTGTACCCGTCAAACGCTTCCGGCCCGAAGCCGAGGGCGTCCGCGATGCCGTCGACATTTCCGGTAAGCGCCGCTTGCTCGATGGCTTGCTCGAGAACAGCGCGGTTGGCCGCGTTCATCGCGCCTTGGGCCGACTCCACAAAGGCCTTGGCCACGTCGCTGTCGATTTTCGCCAGAAGAGCGGCGAGACGGGCGAAGCTGTCAGGCATCTACATTCCTGCACTGGCATTTCCACATCAGCGCCACGCCACCCTGTGCCGTCGCGTCGATGTTCTGGATATGGTAGGTCTTGCCGACGATGGTCACGGTGTCGCCGTTGCTCGGCTCGATCTCTGCGCCGTCGTCAGCCCTGACCGGGCGCGTAACGATCACTTTCATGTCGCGCGAGGTGATCTCAAGGCGCTGGTAATCGCTCACCCCGAACTCGCTGAACATGCCGACGAAATGGTAGTTCTTGTCAATCCCGGGCGTCGGCGGGTAGGTGGTCGTGTCCGCCTTTCCGCGGCGGGTGATGGTGCCAGTGAGGGGCTGGCCGGTGCCAGTTTTGGCCCCTGCCCTCGCGACACCGCGCCGGACGCGGGCAGCGATGCGCTCGCCGGGGTTCACCCTCGCACCGCCGATCCGGCCAGCCGCGATCCGCCGCGATGGCTCAGCAGCGGGCCGATCAGGTCGCGCACGATCAACAGGACCGGGCGGACGCTTTCCGCATCAGTTCGGCTCATGTCGTACTCGAAGGACACCGGACCGAATTTCTCGGCCTTGATCCGCTCCGAGGGTGTGTAATCCGGGGTCATCGCCCCGGGGGCTTCAAGCTCACGCAGCGCAATTTCTGCACAGGCCTGCTTGACCTCGTCCGGCACCTCCTCCGAGGGGATGCCGTTGCCCTCATCGTCCACCACGCCAGAGCGCGGCCAGGCGAGGGACTGGGCACGAGCACGTAGCTTGTAGCCCTGCCATCGGTAGCTATTGCTCAAGTAGCGCGAGGCACGGCGAATGGCGGCCTCCTTCGCCGCATCCTCCCCGGCCCACCCTGCATTGCCCTGCGCTTCGTGATGCGCATCGACATAGGCCAGCGAAACCAACGCGTCAGCGTCGGGCAGCCCCGCCCCGGTTTCGACCGTCAACGCCATGTCAGAGGTCCACGAACACGACTTGCTTGGCCAGTTCGCGCAGCTTCTCAATGCCAGTGCGCGCGTCGTACTCGGCGCCATGAGCGTCAAGGATCTCGCGAACCTCTTCCTTCTCCATCGCATCGATGGCTTCGCGGGTGAGATTCATTGTGCTGGTCGCGTCTTCGCCCTCGCGCAACGTCATCGTAGACGTGTCGAAGTCGGCCTCATTGATGCGAGTGAAGCCACTCGGGGAGGCTTCATTTACGATCTCTACAGTGGGCAATCCCGGCATGTGACTTCCTTTCCCTGAGCTTGGAATGGGGGCCAGTCACCCGGCCCCACATCGAAGATCAGCCAATCAGCGTAGCAATGTGCGCGCTGTTCGGGACGCCCACGCCCCAAGCCATCGCGATTTCGTACTTCACCCGGCGATACTGCCGATAGACCGACACTTCGAACGACAGACCCGAGAACGGGTCGGTGATCGTGGTGCGGTCGTCGGCGCTGTCACCGCCATCCGGCAGCGCCGGGGCACGGGCAGCCAGGACGATTGCCGAGCGGGCAAAGGCGAGGTTGGGAACGTAGTCGCTGCCGATGGTGATCGCGTCGCTGCCGTCTTCCACTGCCAGAAGCCCGGGCTTTCCGATGGTGAACGAACCGCCGGAAATTTCCGAATTGGCGATGTACTTGTCCGAAGTCCCGGCGAAGGTCACCACGTCACCCGCAAGCAGGGTGCCCAATCCGGTATCCACCGAGATGGTCGTGTCACCAACTGCGCCCGCTGCCGAAAGCTGGTAGCCAGTTCCGGTGCCCTTGGTGTGGGTCGAGATGCCGCCGGAATAGCGCATCGCGAAATTCTGCACGCGGTCGGTCATGCCGTTGCGCAACATGTCCTGCGAACCGGCTTCGTTGACCTTGAACAGAACTGACTGCTTGCCGCGAAGGTTCGCCATCGCAGCCGAGCCGAGCACCATCTGACGGTCGGTCACGGGTGCGCCGTTGTCGTCGAGGATCTTCGCCACACCCGCGAAGTCGGACAAGTCGCCAGCGGTTCCGAAGGGCGCGGTGCCTGCGGTGCCGTAGCCGCGCGATGCGGCCTGATAGGCTGCGGCCCAGAGATCCACTTCCATCGCGTTGACCAGCTTGCGCATACCGTCTGCGAACTGATCCGCCAGGATGGCGTTGTAGGTGCCCGAGGTGCCGACTGCGCGCTGCTCTTCGCCGCTCCAGAGGATCGGCGCGGCTTTCGACTTGGAGATGGTCACGTCGGTGTAACCCAAGGTGGAGCCGCCCGAGTTTGCCGGATCTTGGCCGGGGGTGATATCCTCCAGATCACCCGCCACGCCGATGGGCGAGCGAACGGTCTGGCCAACAGCGGCGCGCTCGACATTGCTGTCACGGCGCACCGCCGGCACCATGCCGACCATCTCGCGGGAGACGGTGTTCATGGCTTCGTAGAGGGTGGGGATGATCCCCGTGAGAGTCATGGAAGTCGCCATCGAATGTTCCTTTACTGCTGGCGATTAAAGGCCGGACGTTGCGTCCGAAGACGGGCCATCCGGCCCAGGCGCCTGCCCCATCCGAGGCGCGGCGAATTAGTCGGTGACGGTGTACCCGTCAGCCATGTGGGAGGCCTTCGCGGCCCCGTCCAAAGCGTCAAACTGCGCGCGGGAAAGTGTCTTTGCCCCGCCACCGCCGCTGCCCGCACCCTGCGAGCCGCTGCCTGACTGGTTCGCGCCCTTCAGGATGCTGTCGCGGAACGGAGACGCGCCGACCAGCTTACCGAGGGCTTCATCGAAGTCCGCAAAGCTGCCGGGGTTCGCATCGGAATAGATCGGGTTGCCCGAGGCGTCGCGCGCAACGACCTTGCCGTCCTCGATCTGGAAATTGCCGCCGAAAGTGGCTTCGACCATGGCGGCCGGAACTGCGAGCTTTTCGGAGATGTAACCCGACCGGGCGAAGCGCCCGCCGATCATCTCCTTGTGCAGGGAACCTTCCGCATCGGCCCGGGCCTTGCGCTCGGTTTCCAGCTGCTCGGTGAAGGTCTTGGTGGCTGCCTCGACAGCGGCCTTGCGCTCGGCAGCCGCCTTTTCCGCGTCCATCAGCTTGCCGCCGTCCATGCCCTGCATGGTTTCCAGCGCCTTGAGCGCTGCCGCCGGGTCTTCAATGCCCTCGAAGGCCTTGAGCGCCTTCTCCGCGTCCTCCTTGGCCTTGCGGTGGCCCATCGCCTCGCCATTCAGCTTGGTGATGGTGGCCTTCATGCCCGGCACGTCCAGAGCGGTTTCGGTGCCATCATCGGCCACGTAGACCGGCTTGCCGTCCTGAACCTCGGCAAAGGTCTTGCCGTCTTGCTCGATTGTCTTGAGTTTCATGGGGTATCCTCCGGCTTCACGCCGTTGCTGTGGACCGTCCGGTCCGTTGCGCCGCCTGCATCCACAGGTCTGGCTTACTCGTCTTCGTCGTCGGGTCGTCTCGTGAGGCCGTCATATTCCGGGTCGGTGATGCCGCGCCGGTTGGACTCGTGGGTCACAACGTCGGCACCAATGATGCCCGCCTCGTGCATCGCCAAGACATGTGTGAAGGTATCCTCCGCGCCTATGCCGTGGTCGAATTCGGTGTTGATCTTGACGGTTGCCCCGCCCTCGATGCCCATCCACAGGCCGGTAAAGACAAGCGCCTGCTCAAGCGCGTCCTTGAGCGCCAAAGCCCATGCCTGCACGGCGCTGTTGCCCTTCTGCGCGGCGAACGCCGTGGTGATGACGGTCAAGTTGCCCGATTGGGCGGTCAGCGGCTGGCGCCCGAGTTCGCGGATTTCCTGTGCCAGCGCGGCCAAGTCGTCTTTCAGGAAGGTGAGCGCCGTGGCCTGAGGCTCGACGTACTTCCACGATCCACCGTCTGGGGCGTAGAGAACGGTTGCGGGCCCGACAACCAGGGGCACGGGCGCGCCATCGTCGCCCACGTCTGGCGTCACGCCGTCGCCCGAGAGCATTGGGAAGGCCGTCAGGTTCTTGGCGTTCTTGATCCCGTTTTCCTGCTGGAAATACTCGACCTGCAGGTCTGCCACGTCCTGCATCGGCGGCTTGATACGCCAGCCTGACAAACGCCGCCCCATGAGAACCGGGACCAGAGGAATGACACCGATGGTAAGCGGTCCGCCCGCAGTTTCACGCCATTCTTCCTTCCCGCTGTCGGTTTTCCGCTTTTCCCAGATCGCCCAGGTTGCCGATCCAATGGCCGTCACCGCGCCCGTATCGTCGCGGATCACGTCCCGGTTCAGCACCCGCACGCGGGGCTTGGTGACTTCCTTGAACCCCTCGCGGGTCGTGGCTGTTTCGGCCATGCGGGCGTGAACGATATGCTCAACCCCGCCAAGGCGCTCCGAGTGAACCGCCAGCATGTCCGTTGCGGCGTAGCGGCACCACACCGGGCGGATCCCGCGCGCGCGCTCGTCGGCCACCGTGCGCACCCGATCTGCCGGGGCGTTGGGATGGTCGATCAAAAGCCAGTCCACGCCGGACGCGATGGCGTCATGGAACAGCCCACCGGCAAAGACGTGCAGGTTGTTGCCGCGCCCATCCACGTCCTCGCAGAAGGTCACAAGCTGAGCGTCCGCGCCGTCCTCCAACGTCACCACATCCGAAAACGGGCGCTGCGCCAAGTTCTCGACCACGTCCGAAAACAGGTTGGTGAAGCGCGCGTTCTTGCGGCGCACCTCGTAAGCCTCGCGCGGCTCAGACGCGAATTTCGGCAGGTAAACTTCGCCGGCCTCGCGCATGGCGTCGGTGCCGCCGAGGATGGCCGCAACCTTCTTCCACTTTGGCAACATGACCTGCATATCGGCGCTGCGGGTGTCTGGTGTGTCGATCATGCGGTTCCGTAGCTCCCGGTGAGCGGCGCGCGCTTCTGCTTTTCGAGCATCAGTTCAGTGAGCGCCCAGACCAGCGCATCAGCGCGATCGGGTGAGCCGTCCCCGACAAAGCCGGAAGCTGTGAAATTGCACATCTGGTCTTCGAGGTCTGCGAAGCTGCCGACGTGATGTACGCGTCCCTGCTCGTATAGGGCGCTGATCGGCTCAGCCCGAACAGCCTTCCCGCGGCTTGCTACCACTTCCTTGAAAGCTGCTTTTCTATCAGCCGTAGCCACGGTGAAGCGAACCATATCGCCCCCGAAGTTTCGCTCTCCAACGATCCTGTCTGCGCCGTGGGCGTGGTATCGCTCAACCGCTCGCCTGCCCCATCCTTCCGGGCTCATCTGACACGTTGCGTCTTCGAGGATGTAGGCGTGACCATCGACACCGAGCCCCGCCACCACAATGCCGATATCATCTCCGCCGCCGTCGCCCCTGGTGCCCGAAGGATCAACCGAGACGACGATACGCCGTAGCTGCGGCATTTGTTCGATAGTGCGTCGCAGGCTGTCGAGCCCCGGCATGGTCTTTCCGTCCGGCGCCTTCCGGTCCTCCAGCGCCCAGAGTGCACCGTTGACTTCGCTGGCCCACTCGCCCGCCTCGAAACGCAGCCGCTTGGCCGCGCTCATGCTGGCCAAAACCTCGAAGTATTCGGGCGGCAGATTGTCGGCGTTGTCGGCCGGGTTCACTAGCATCTCGACGTAATCGTCGGGATTTGGCAGGGCCTCTTTCGTTCCCGGCTTCAGCTTCGCCCGGAACATCTGGTAAGACCAGTGCAGCTTGGATGGCGGATTGCAGTCGAAGTAGGCCTTGAGCGCCAGCCACGTCCGCCCCGTGGCCTTGGCGATCTCCGGCGCGAGCGCGCACTTCTGCGCGAGGCGCGACATGGCAGTTTCCACCGAGCCCCACGGGATCTGCGAGGACTCGTTGAAGTACAGCGTGCAGTATTCCTGACCGAGGATCTTCTCGACCCGCTCCTTGTCGTCCAGCCCGGCAATCCAGATCTGCGACTTGTTCGGCAGCTCGACATAGAAGTCCGTCTTGTCGAACCTGACACGCAGCCTGGGGAAACAGAGCTTCAGCACCTTCGGGATGGTATCCGACCAGACCGAAGTTTTCGCGTGGTTGAACCTGAAGCGGAAGATGGCGTGGCGTGAACCTGGAGCGTTCAGCGCCCGCTGGATGATCGCCCGAACCAGAATGAAGGTCTTGCCCGAACGCGAGCCGCCCCGGAGCATGATGTTTCGCGCCGCGCTGCCGAGAAGCCGGTTGGCGATCTTCTGGCGCGGCGTCAGGGTGGCAATGGGTGGCCCGCCATTGTGGCCAATCTGGGTCACAGCTCCGCGTCGTCCTGGGTCACCGTGAATGTGATCGCCCCGGTCTGCTCGACTTGTTCCCGGAACGCTTGCACATCGACGTGCTTGCCGATCAGTTCAATCCGCTTGATGCGGTCGGAAATCTTCACCTTGCGGATATGGCCTACGGCCTCGCCATCGACCCGCATCTCTTCAACGTCAACGCCCGTGATAAGCCCCTGACGCCAGATGAGTGGCCACTCGTGAATTGGCCGAAGCTGCCCGTCTGCCGTGTAGATATCCGCCAAGTCCGCGACAGCCTCGTCTGCGAGGCGAGACAGCACCCAATCGGCTTTGATCTGCGTTCGTTGCGAGCGTGCTGCCTGCGCTTCCGTTAAGGCGCGCTCAACGTCAACATTGGTCAACAGCCTCTGGCCTTGTGACTTCGCCGTCCTCGCGCTGTATCCAGCCCTGATGGCCGCCTGCGTTGCGTTCAGATCGATGAGGTACTCTTCGACGAAACGCGCCTGTTTCGCCGTAAGGCTCATGCATCGTCTCCTATCCGTGCTGTGAGGTGTGAGGGCCTTCCACCCTCTCGGCTGTCGGGGCGTTGCGACCTTGGTCACGCAGCCTAGAGTGCGTCGGGGCCGGACAGCTTCCCCTTGGAATCGAAACGCCCAGCACTTGGCCGGGCGCTATTCGGGCGTCAGTGACGCGGCGTCTTCGGCCCCGTCTCACCGCCCACCCTTCTGCCAGTGTTGCCCGATCCGGGGTCTATGCAGCGTAGGGACACCCGAAACCTACCCGAGCTTGTGGAGACGGTCAATATCTGCCTCGGCATTGATCTCGGCACCGAACATGTGGAGCTTGAAGCGTGCCCTTCCTGCACGGATCTCGAACACCTCGACCTCCTGCCCTTCACCGAGCAAGCCGGACAATACCCGAACCCGGTCGCCCTTTCGGATCTTCGCCGCCTCGGATCTCTGGCGCTTTTGCTCATCGTCAATCGAGCGCATGGCGTGCAGGCGCCGAATGTCGTCAGGCACGATGATACCCCAGTGCCCGCTCTTGAGGGTGATTGCGCCTGTGATGAACGGGCAGTCGGTCACACGACTGCGGACGGCAACGCCAGGGAAGCTCGCGAACACGAGGCCGGGCAGATATCGGCTTTCACGCTCAATGACCTTGCCCCTGAGCTTCGTTGTGCGGCGCGTCACTGGGTGGAAGCTGTAGACGCCGCGCAGCTTCAACCATGCCTCGGCTGCATCCTCCTTCTGGGGCGGAACCGTAAGCGCATGCCAGCGCGATCCCCCGCCCGGCGCCCCCTTGAGAAAGATCGGTCGACGCCCCCAGGTCTCCAGGTTGGCCTTCTCGATCTGCCCGATATGGTATGTCACCCTGCCTGCTCCTGCTCAATTTCGTCCGCCCGCGCGGTGATGCTGCCGCACCGGGTGGCCCGCGCCTCTGCGCTCTTGCCCTGTTCGGCGCGCTCCCTCTCGTGCCGCTGCCTGACCTTGGCGTAGAAGCGGGTCTCGTATCCGTCCGGGAGGCTCATGCGCTCACCTCCCAGGGGGCCGGCCCCGAACCGGGCCACGGGGCAACGGAAACCATGTGCATGGTGCCAGCGGCTCCCCCGTCCAATCGGCTGGCGCGCAGGGTCGGGATCTGCTGGCGGACCGGCTTGGGTTCAGCTTCGACGGGCTCAGGCGCGGGCTTCCACTCCGGCAGGGAGTAGGTCAGCGGAGTCGTCGGGTGGCGCGTGATACGGTCATGCCGGACCAGTTTCGTCAGCGCGTCGAAGAGGCGCCCAGGATCGGAGATACCGATCTTCTCGGCGATCTGCCTGCGGGTCAGGCACCCGCCCCACAGCGCGGCGAGGATGGCCGCTTCGCGTTCGGTCATGCGCTTGCCTTCTGCCTTTCCTCGCGGGCCATCTGCATCCGGCGGGCCTCCTGCACGAGGGGGTTTTCGTCGCGCGACTTGCGCAGCGCCTCCATCTCGGGGCTGTCCGGCGCGACGGTCTCGGACCAGTGGTGTGCCGGGGCCTTGTCGGCGGCCTGCATCTCGGCGTCGGTCGAGGCCATGCGATGGCGGCGCACTTCGTCGAGGCGCTTCGGGGTGTAGCCAGCGCCTGCAAGAATGGCGCTGGTTTGTTCGTGCGTGGCCCGCGGCGCCACCGGGTCGGGTTCTGGCGCGGCCGGGTTTGCCAGAGCGGCGGCCATGTGGCGGCGCGGCGCGTTGAGCCGGTCGCATACGTCCTGAAGCTCCACCCACGACGGCCAAAACTTCCACGGATGGTCGAGAAGCGCCGCGCGGGCGATATCCGCCGGGTACTGGCCAAGACGCGAGGCATAGGCCACGAGCGTCACCTCGCCGCTCATTTCGTCGCCCTTGCGGGGAATGGTCAGGACGGACAGTTCCGCAAGCCATCCCTCGATGGATCGGGTCTCGGCTGGCGTGCTGGCGGCCTGCACCGAACGAAGCATTGCCGGGGCCTGCGTGACGCTTCCGCCCACGTCGTATCCCGTCACCATGTCGTAGCTACCGCCGCCCTTGGGGAAGACGGTCTTATACCTGGCCCTCAAGGCGACGCCGAGCTGCGATGCTTGCGAGAGAATTGCCTGATCCACCTCCGCCGGGGCCTTGTTCGCGAGGCGCGTGCTGATCTCGGTTGTCATAGTTGCCCTCCAGGAGCTTGGTGAAGTTCGCGGACTTGATGAGCCAGTCGAAGGAGAAGCCGGTCCAAGGCTTCGCCGTCCTCGCTCGGCAGAAATCGCTGTCGAAAGCTTTGCGAAGGGCCACCTCCCAGCCCTCGACACCGCCGCAGTCTTTCAGGCGGGCGCGGAGCAGCTTTGAGCGGGAAGGGTTCAGCTTCTGAACCTGCGACCATCCCGCCTTTTCGGCGGCTGCGTTGAACCGGGAAACAGCGTGAGAAAGATCGTTGGCCGGCCGAGGCGCGCTGCCGTCGCCAGACGGCGAAGAAGACGAAGTCTCTTCTTCCCCTTCTTGCATCCTTTTTTCATCCTTCTTCTCGTTTGCGTCGGTCCTGCGTCGGTCCTGCGTCGGTCGCGCGTCGGATGCTGCGCCGCCACCCTGAAATATTTCGTAATTACAGATAGTTACGACGGTCACACCTGCGTCGCTTTTAGCGCTAACCATTTCGAGTTTTTGGAGACGATCAACGAAGCGACGGACCTTGCTGTCCGTCCAACCCCAACATTTAGCGGCGAAGCGGCTGGACAGCACAAGTTCACCACGCTCCAGCGCTACGACAAGATCGCCAGCGCGGGTAACGCGAGGCTTCCAACTTGCCTCTCCCAGCATCCAGATCCATGCTTCGCGCTCGGTGAATTTCTCCCGCCGGAAGGCCGGATGATCCCAGATAGAGCGCGCCAGATTGAAGGTTCCTCCGCTCATCCCTGCATCTCCTGCAGAAGCCGCTCCAGCACCTCGACGCGCGGGGCGTGGTGCTGGGCGTGTTTGCCCCCTGCTGCTCCTGCCGGGAGCTGAAGGTCGAAAATTTGGGTCATTTATTCTGCCCCCCGGGCACATCCGAATCGTCTGAGCAATTGTGCCCCGCGATCGGATGGGCGCCGTAGGCGCGGATGGGCGCGATAGGGTCACAGTCGCGCGCACACCTTGTTTTTATGGCTTCCAGCTCGACGCGCAGCACCTTGGCGCGCGCGATGACAGCGGCACGCTCGCCCGGCTGTTCGGGGATCACCTGCCGCAAAACGGAATCGTTCAGCCTGCTCCAGGCACCTCGGATCTCGGGCGCGGACAGCTCGGCTATGCGGTCGAGGTGTGTCATGCCGTCACCTCGATGACCACGGCTCCGCCCTTCACGGGCTGGCCCTTGCGGGTCGTGATCGACCAGCGGCTGTCATCGACACCGGTGGCGTCTGCGAGACCGTCAAGCCCAGCCTTGGCGCTGGCGATCATGTTGTCGATGTCGCGGGCTCGGCGGTCTGGCGGGTTAAAGGTGATCCGCAGAGAGAGCGCTTCGGCAGACAACGCGCGCAAGCCCTGCGCCAAGCAGAGGATGCGTGCATCGCGCCGGTACTTCTTCGCGTGCCGCGCTTTGATACCCCAGTGCCCCCGGGCGTTCGGTGAGAGCGCAGACGGCGGCCATGGCAGAGTGACGGTGCTGGACTTCGTCAATGCAGCCTCCCGGCCCGCTCCATACGCTTGACGCAGCAATCCTGAATGCGCAGGCGCTCAGCATGGTCTTCCGCGATCAGGGACTTGCGGCGCTCGATACGGACGTGCAGCTTGGCGAGGCGCCGAAGCTGCCGATCATCGGCAAAACGGAGCCATTTAGCGCGCAATCCGAACAGGTCGCGGCGCTTCTTCGCAGGCTTCCGTCCGGTAGATTTCACCGGACAATCCGCAGTGCCTGCCCCTGGGCCGCCTCCTTGGGTGACCTTGTTCAAGCTCCCAGCCATCACGGATCCTTTCGGTCGTCAGGGAAAAGCGCCGGGACCGAAGCCCCGGCGAGTTGGCGGTTCGACAGAACCGACAGGGAAACCACGGCGAGTCCCCGCGCCGCCCGGGATTCAGTCAGCCTCAGGCCGCCTTGAAGCTGCCGTAGCCCCGGGAGCATGCCGCCTCGCCCGGCGCCTTGGCGGCGAGGCCGAGGCGGACCAGCCTGGCACCGACGACCGCGGGGATGGCACGAGCCGCAGGCTTGGCCTTCTTCAGGGTTTCGAGATGCTCTTTCTGGGAGGTGGTCAGGTTGTTTTCGGACATTGAAGGTCCTCTCATGGGATTTGCCCCTGTGCCCCGGGGCCGGGATCAATGGCGCGCGCCGGGCTGCCAAGAAGCACCTCGGCAATGCTCCGGTCGCGCGCAGCCGTGTTCCGTGAGTAGAGACGGCAACCTGGTGCGCAGAGCGGGCAGTCGGGAGGAGGCCCGCCCTGCGCTGACCGGCGGGGAGGAAGTCGCCGGTGTGGGGTTGGCAGGGGATCATCGATCCACCTTTGCCGGGAAAGATCCAGCAAGAATGTAGCCCGGAGGTAGCAGGCGGATGGTGTCGTCCCGAACGGAGACGCAGCCCGCCTTCTCCAGCCGCCGGATGATCCGTTTCTGGTCGCGATCTACCCCCCCCATGCGGGAGATCATGTCCTCTGTGGTCATGGGGCCGTAGGCGCGGAGGTAGTCGATGATCTTGGCGCGCTGTGCTGTGAATCTCATGCGCGCTTCCCCAGATCGACGGTTTCGGCGCGGGCTTCACAGAGGTTGGCCATTTCCGTGTGCTTGGTCGCTGCCTCACGATACTCGACAGCGGCTCGGGACCAGTGTTTCGCGCTGGATGACCGCGCCGCTTTCAGGCCCCACTCGATGGCCTCGCCATGCTCTTTCGACGCCTCGCCAGTGAGTTCGTAGGGGCACCCATCGGCGGTGGCTTCGCGGGTCTGCGCCCGGTAGGTGTCGAAGCAGGGGTTTTTCACCGCATCCATCAGCGCCCAGGCCCAGAGCATCGGCACCTCAGCGTTGCCGTTGCTGATCCGGGACAGGCTCCCCTCGCTGATGGAGTGCCCTACCGCGGACTCGATGATGGCGGCGGCAGCGGCAGTACCGCGAGCCTGCGCAACGAGGTTCTTGAACATCCGGGCGGCGATATCGGGGGTCATCGGAAATGCTCTTTCCTTGCTGTTGACGGCGCGCTGTCCCATGTCTGACGCATGGGAAATGCGTGTTCAGGCGGCGGATCGGGGGGAGCGGGCAACCGCGAGTTGCTCGTACGTCAAGACGTGGCCGCGAGCCCTTGCAGCCGCGATCATGTCGGTGTCGTAATCGGAGGGGATGCGGCCACGTTGCTTCCACGCCGCCACAGTCGAGTAGGGTTTACCGAGGTCGTCGGCCAGTTCAGCCATGGTCGGCCAGATATGCGCAATGTGATCCATAGCGGCAAACTACGCATCTTGCGTATCGCGGTCAATACGCACATTGCTAAATGCAGTTCGCAGTTTGTTTATCTAGGATGGCCCCAACATTGATGGGGTCGATTGTGCTTGAAGATCAGGAAGATGCGAGGGAGGCAGTCTGCGCTCGCCTGACGCGCATCAGAGAACTGTCCGGCCTGAACAAGAAAGAGTTCTCGGCCAGATTGGACATGTCGCCCCAGGCGTGGGGCGATTACGAGAACGGCAGGCGTGATCTTCCCCTGCCCGTCGCCAAGAAGTTGCGAAAAGTCTACTCGATCCCCTTGGAGTTCACGTATTTCGGAAACAGGTCGGACCTCCCGCACAGGATCGCCACCGAACTGTAGGGAAGCCCATCCGTGAGATCAGCCCAGAAATCCAGAGGAAGACCGGAGACCCGTCGAGCGTTCTTGAGGGCGCGCAAGATTCGCGCATCTTCGTCTTCCGGTGTCACTAGCACTTCCACTTTCAGGCTCGATGTTCCCGATATGTTCACCCTACTGATGGACAGCCCGGCGCGTCAAGGCGAGTCCGCGCCCACCCTCCCCGCGCCCCGGCACTGGCCTGCGGAGCTCGCGAGAAAGGCGTGATGGAAGACCTCCGCATCATCCAGCTTGAGCGCGAGCTTGTCGCAACCCGTAGCGCGGCGGTCCGGATGATGGTCGACTTGGTGCGCGGGCTGGTAAGCGACCAAGGTGCCCGAGAGGAGTTCGGCCAGAGCTTCATGGAAGGCGCCCGAGGGGCGGACGAGGAAACACGGCGGCTAGCGCGCTTGGTGGTGGCGGAACTGGCGAGGAAGGCTTGATGGATAAAGCCGACTGGGCCTTCATTGTCGCGATTGGGAGTGCCGCATTCACAGGGTGGCAGGCTTACAGCGGCCATGTTGTCGCCAAGATCACCCGCGACAGTGCCAAGAGGAAGGCGCCCGCATTCGAGGTATCTAGCCAGCCATTCTCCAAGTTCGAGGGCTGGCGTTTCGTGAGCATAGCGGCCAGAAACTTTGAGCCTGTTAGCGTCCAAATAGAACGGTTGAAGTACGCGAAGCCCGGCGTCGTATTACTTCACGAAGATGCGCAGTTCGTAGGCAAACCTCACTCATACCCCATTACAGAGGTGGACGCCCTACCCGAAGAGCGAGCGGCCCGTGAAATTTCTTATCGCTTCCGCCTGGGGGCCGGAGGGGAACAAGAATACAAAGGGGACGCTGGCCACACGCCTAGACCGACCATCTACCTAAGACTCTTCGCCAAAGGCAATTTCGATCCCAAACATCTGCATGTTGAATGGCACTGGGCTGACGGTCAAAAGAAGTAACCTCCAGCCCAAAGCGAGAATCCAAGAGAGAATAGGCTTACTGCAAAGCTAACCAAACTCATTCTGGCAGCTCTTCTCGCACGCCGTGCGAACTCTTCCCCATCCATAATCTCCCCTCTCCGCCCGGCCATCGCGCCGGGCTTTTTCATTCCGCCAGCACCGCGCTGACACCGGCACTGTAGCATGCCGGGCGGGTCGCGCGATCAATAATACGCATTTTGCTTACTTCTCATGTTGACACTACGCATATTGCGTAGCTATGTTTCCTCACACCCCGCCGCTGACACCGCACAACGCGGCTGATCGCGGGGCTGACAACACCAGCCGCACGAAGCGGCGAGAGGAGACGACATGCTGGAACTTGACGATCTCGAACGACTGAAGAAGCAGATTCAGAGCCTCACACGCATGCGCAAGCAGCAGATGAAGCTCAGCGAAAAGTCGCTTCAAGACCTGACGCCGAAGCAGGCGCAGAAGGCCAGCGCGGACCAGAGCTGGCTTGGCATGGAAATCGACAAGGCTGCACGGGAAGCGCACGCGGCGGCTGTTGATCTCGGCATCGCCGACCCTCGCAGCGCCGAAAGCTATGGGCCGGTCGATTACCGCCCCAGCGCATTCCACCACTACCGCCACCAGCCCACCAAGCCGCGCTGTCGCGCAGCCTGAGCGGCGAGAGGAGACGACACATGGCAACCGAGACACGCGTCACCGAATGGCAGGAATGCAAGGACGGCCCCTGGTATCCGGGCCTCTCGCACGGCGGATACACCCACTATCGCATCTGGCAGCAGTTCGACGGCCTGCGCTGGTTTCAGCGTCACGAATGGTCGCGCGCCGATGGCTCCAGCGAAATGGGGAACTGGATCAACGGCATTCGCAATTGGGTGTCCTCTGCAACCCCTGCCCCGGCTGAGCAAGCCGCCTGAGAGGAGACGACACATGTACCTCATCACCTATACCGCCGAATGGAGAAGCCAGCACGAGGGCGTGGTCGAGTGCATTCGCATGGAGAACGAGACCCGCGAAGCACGGGCGCCCGGCACGCTCAAGGAAGCCGTTGCATCGGTCGAGGACGGGCTGCTCGACATTCGCGGCGTCGAAAGCGTTCGGGTCATCCATGCCGATGTGGAGGCCGGGATCTGCGCGGACGTGACCGACCTGGTTCTGAACGAACTGCGGTCCATCGCCTCCTCCGAGAGCGACACGCCGCGCGGTGCGTGGATGCACGAGCATCCGGCCCTGTTCCCCTTCGGCTTCGGCATGGCCGCTGAGTGAACGCCGTGCGCCTCGCCGACTGGACCCTCCTTGCCGTCGCTTCCCTCGCCACCGGCTGGGGCATCGCGGTTGCCATCGAAGTCATCAACTCGACCTGTGGAGCCTGCTGAAATGAACGCTGTGACCAAACATCAGGCCCACGAGGCCATCCCTGCCGATCCGATGGTGAGCATGATCGAGCGACTTGTGCTGAACCCCGACGCCGACCTCGACAAGATGGAACGGATGATTGCGCTCAAGCGTGATTATGACCGGGACAATGCGCGGATCGCGTTCGCAGCCGCGCTGGCCGGTGCCCGCGCTGAGATCCCGCCGATCATGAAGGATGCAACGGTCGATTTCAGCACCAGCAAGGGCCGCACGCACTACAAGCACGAGACGTTGGCCGGGATTGCCAAGGTCATCGATCCGATCCTTTCGCGGTTCGGCCTGTCCTATCGCTTCCGCACTGACCAAGGGCAAGGCGGTGTCAGGGTGACGTGCATCATCGCTCACGCCAACGGACACAGCGAGGAAACATCCCTTGCCTGCGCCCCCGATGGGTCTGGCTCGAAGAACCCGTTTCAGGCTGTGGGCAGCGCCGTAACCTACTTGCAGCGGTACACGCTAAAGGCCGCTCTTGGGCTGTCCGCAGAGGTTGACGACGACGCGCAGGGCGCGGCGCCGCGCCCCGGTCAAAACCGCCAGCCTGAGCCGCCCGCATTCAACCCCCGCGCCGCAGCCGACCGCCTGATCACAGCGATCAACCGGCGCAAGGGCAACCGCGATGATCTGGCTGAACTCTGGGAGACGGAGAAGGCGACCAGAGACGAACTGCCCGACGATCTGTTCGCGGAAGTGAAGGCAAAGTTCATCGCCGCCGCTCCCAAGACCCCGACAGCCGCAGAAATCGACCCGAACGAAATCCCCTACTGAGGACTCCGCCATGAACGACATGACCCCTGCCGCTGGCCACAATCGACCGCCGGACCCGCTGAACGAGGCCCTCGCGCCCTATGGCGACTTCATCACTGAGGCCGAAGGCTGGCTTGACGGCGAACCGGTCAAGGACGAGGCCGCGATGAACGCGGTTGATGCTCTGGCCAAGGAAATCAAGGCGGCAAAGAAGGACGTGACTGCCGCGCAGAAGTCGGAGAGCGCGCCCCTGCACGACGCATGGAAAGAGGCGCTGAACCGCTACAAGCCCACGCTGGACGATCTTGACCGCATTTCCAAGGGCCTCGCCGCTCTGGTGGGCGGCTTCAAGCGCAAGCTGGCCGAAGAGAAGCGCGCCGCCGAGCGCAAGGCATGGGAAGAGGCCGAGGCCAAGCGCCGCGCCGCCGAGGAAGCGGACCGCAAAGCGGACACCGCGAACATCGAAGAACAGCGCGCCGCCGAGGAAGCCCGCCGGGAAGCAATGGAAGCCGAGAAGGCCGCGCAGGCGGCCCGCAAGGACGCCGGTGCGGTCAAGGGCCTGCGCAAGGTCACGCGCTACGAAATCACCGACCACAAAGACGCACTGCACGACATTGCACGCCACGACAGGGACGCGATCACGGCGTTCATCGAGGAATACGTGCGCAAGAACCACAAGGCCCGCCCGATTACTGGCGTGCGCGTGTGGGAAGAGCGGGAAGCGTTCTGATGACCGCCGCCGACATCTTCGACGCCTACCAAGATCGCGTCTCCGCGAACAGGTCACCGCAGGGGCCGGATCGTGACGCCATTGCTGAAGACCTGGCATCTGAAAGCGGTCTAACCAAAGCCGAGGTAGATGAGATCATCACCGGCTACCTGATCGGCGTGGGGGCTGGTTGATGGAGTATCGCGCCCGATGGATAGGCGGCGTTCTGCGCCTGATGACCAACCAGCCTCCCGCGCTGGACGAAGGCGAGGCCGTGTTCGTGTCCATCGAGCGCGCCCGCTCGCCCCAGAGCCACAAGCACCAGTTCGCGTGGATCAACGACGCATGGGCCAGCCTACCCGATAGTTGCCTCGGTATGCCGTGGGCGGAGACGCCGGAGACCCTTCGCAAGCACGCTCTCATCGCGACCGGGTTTCATCGCACCTACACGCTCGACTGTGGGGCCAACGCCACCGCGCGGCGGATCAAGGCGGAACTGGTCCGTGCCGAGGCCCGCGCCGAGGGGTACGCGATCGGTCAGGTTCGCGGCCCGGTGCTGACCATCTGGACGCCGGAGAGCCAGTCAACCCGCGCCATGGGCAGGGAGCGCTTCCAGGAGAGCAAGACCGCCATCTTGGACTGGATCGCTGACAAGCTGGGTGTGACGGCTGACGATCTGCGGAGGAGCGCAGCATGACCCTCGCACGCAAGACACCTCTTCGCGCGAAGACCCGGATCAAGCCCGTGTCGGACAAGCGCCGCAAGCACCGGTCCAGCGCCGCTGGTCAAGCCGATCTGGATTACATGCGCCGCGTCAAAGCACTGCCCTGCTGCGCCTGCGGCAAGCACGGCCCGACCGATGCGCACCACTGCCGCGACCTGCCCGACTTCAATGAGCGCGGCCTGTACACCCGCCTCCCCGGCGCCGGGTCCAAGTCCGGCGACCGCGACACCATTCCGCTCTGCGGCGGCCCTAGCGGTTGCCACAGCCTCTTCCACAAGAACCGCGCCGAATTCCATCGGCGGCATGGCAAGGATTACGGCTTCATCGCCCCGACCCGCGCCGCCCTTTCCAGCATGGAGATTGACTTCTAATGTCGCCCCAAGAGAACGACAACGGGCTCAGTCCCACTGCTGAATTCACTCGTGACCTGCTGCGCGCTCACCAGAAAGCGCAGGAAGCTCGCGTACCCATCGAAAGCTGCGCCCGCATTGCAGCAGGCTTTGCGGAGGATCTCGCTGACCTCGCGAACGATAGCCAGTGGCCTGACACGCTCCTGACGACCATAGATGAAGCTAGGGCGCAACTCGCTGCCCGAAAGGAAGGGGGTGCCGCATGAGGCCCACCAACGACAAAATCCCCCGCACGCCCGAGGCATTGGTCAGCTTCCAGAGCGGCGACCGTCGTCGCACCTCGCGGACACTGAGTCCCCGAGCCTACGGTTCCGTGGCGGTCCGCTGGGCAATCGTGATCATCGTGATTTCTGCCGCCTGCCTTACAGCTGTGAGGGTGTTCGAATGAGCCTACCGCTGCGCGTCCTCATCGGCTGCGAGACCTCCGGCATCGCCCGTCGCGCCTTCGCCGCCCTCGGCCATGACGTCTGGTCCTGCGACATCGAGGCGGCCGAGGACGGTTCGAACCGGCACATCCGCTGCGATATCCGCGACGGCATCTTGCACGAGGGCTGGGATTTGCTCTGCGTGATGCACCCGCCCTGCACCCGGCTTTGCCGATCCGGTCGACGGTGGATGTCCGGGCCGGGGAAATGGACGCCGCCCAAGCGCCTGCCCAAGGGCCGCACCTGGGACGACATGAAGGCCGAGTTCGAGGAAGGCGTCGACATCTTCACCGCCTGCTGGTCCGCGCCCATCCCCCGCCGCGCAATCGAGAACCCCGAGATGAACGACCTCGCGCGGGACCGAATGCTTGCCGATCTTCCCGCCCCTCAGGTGGTCCAGCCGTTCTGGTTCGGAGAACCCGCCTACAAGGCGACCGGTTGGTACCTGGCCGGCCTACCCGGGTTGGCCGAGACCGCGCGCCTGCCCGAGCCCGACCACGGCAGCGACGAGTGGAAGCGCTGGAACCGCGTGCACCGCATGCCGCCCGGCCCCGAGCGCGCCCGCCTTCGCAGCCGGTCCTTCCCCGGCATGATGACCGCCGCGGCCCAACAGTGGGGTGGCTACGCCCTCGCACAGGAGACAGCAGCATGACCCGTCGCAAAGTAGACATCCGCCTGCACGATACCAGCATTGGTGTGTGGCAAGATGATCCCAATGACCCGACCTTTCGCGCGGAAATCTACAGCGGCTTGATCCGGGTGATGCGGGATCATGGCTGGGCGGTCCATGAGGATCCGAATATTCGCAAACATTACCGCTGCTTAAACCCGGACCACCGATTGGCTGCTAAGGGTCCGCTGCGCGCCTCCATTGAAATCACTGGCCGCGCGGTCAAGTTCGAAATTTGGTCCGCGAATGCGCGCCAATCCAACAGGAACGGACGGCGCTATGACTTCGATAAGCTGGACCGGATGCCATTCCTGGACCAAAAGCGCTTTCATCTCGAATGCATCCGCCTGACCGATTGGCTCATGGAGCGCTGCGAAGCGAATGTGACCCGTGGGCGCGAGAATGGTCTGACAGCCGATCAGCGCATTGCCAAAGCTTACGCAGAGTCTTGGCATAGCGACAAAGAACTCGGCCGCCCGGTCTGCCGGATTGACGGCAACCGCACAAGCGCCGACGGGATGCTGATCGAACATGGGCAAATCGTCTGGTTCGCAGGACGCGACGGCCGCATTCGGCGCGGACAGGCTTTCTACAACATCAATAACATGTGGTGGGTGAAGGTCTCCCGCAACGATCTCCGAAACCTCTCCTGCTTTGAGCTTTTCACACAGGCGCCGAAAGACCTACGCCGCAAACGCAATGAGCGGCGCAGGCGGCAGCGTCTTGAAACTCTTTTGACCGAAGCCGTGCGCCGCTCGGACTATATGCGCGCGGGAGAGATCCAGCGCATATTGTTCGGGGCCGAGGAAGTTTACCGGATTTGGTCGCGCAAGCATGATGCTTTTTACAGCTCGAACCTATCCGGCTACACCAGCGACGGGATATCGGCTGGCCGATACACCCGCGCCGAAGCCGAGGCAGAGGTGCGCCGCGTACCGCACATCCTCTCGCTGGTCACGCCGAAAGGAAATCACGTCCGTTTCGATGAGGCCACCAGATGACCGCGCCCCGCCCTCTCAGCGCCAAGGCCTTGCGAGAAGCCGCCCAGGTGGCTCGCGAGGAAGGCGTCACCATCGTGGTCAGGAATGGTGCGCGGGTGTATGAATTCACGCCAGACAGTCAAACAGCCAAGTCAGCGCAGGCGGCAGAAGGTTGGGAAGCGGCGTTCGAATGACCAGAGGCGTCAGGCTGAAAGGCATCAAGGTCGTCACGAAGCCTGACGGCAGGATCTACAAGTATCGCCGCGTGCGTGGCAAACTGGTGCCACTGCCGAACCTGGCCGAGAACAACCCGGACTTCCTGCGCGCCTATATTGAGGCCGAAGAAGTCGCGCCGCGCGACGATAGCCTTGCCAGCCTGATCGGCCTCTTCCTCGCCAGCCCGGACTTCAAGGCCCGTAAGGGGACGACGCAACAAGTCTGGCGGCGACGGTTGGCGAAGATGCAGGTTGAATACGGCACGGCCCCTGTGGCGAAGCTGACCACCGTTCACATCGAAAAGGCGCTTCGGAAGTTGCCGCCCGGCGCGGCGCGCTCTGATCGCACCATCTGGCGCGCGCTCATGGCCTACGCCAAGGCCGAGCACTGGCGCCCCGACAACCCGGCCAAAGACGCCGAGATCCGCGCCATGAAGGCGACACCACACGCCCCGTGGTCGCAAGAGGACGTTGACGCCTTCCGCGCCTTCTGGTCCTTCGGCACGCCGCAAAGGCAGGCTTTCGAGATGCTGTTCTGGACCGCCGCCCGCTGCGTCGACGGTGTGCGAATCGGCTGGCAGAACGTCAGCTCCGACGGCTACCTCTCATTCACGCAGGAGAAGACCGGGGGCAACGTGCTACTGCCGGTCACGGCGCCCGTCGCCCCATTCCTTGAAGCGGATCGCAAGGCGTTCCTGCGGGCGGTCGAACCCGAGACGATATTCACGAAGACCGCCTATGGTCGAAGCCGAAGCGTAAAGGGGCTTTCGAACCTGATCGCCAACGCGGCGCGGAAGGCCAAACTGACCGGCAGGACAGCCCACGGATTGCGGAAGGCTCGGGCAATCATCCTGGCCGAGAACGGCTGGACGCCGCACCAGATCGGCGCATGGACGGGACACGAGACCTTGCAGGAAGTCAGCGAATACACTCGTGCCGCGAACAAAAAAGCACTGGTTTCTGGAAACTCGGCTGGAAACTCGCGGGGTGCTGTCGTGGATTGCCGTAGCAAATCAGGCAGTTAG